TCTTTCTTTAAGCCAGTCTTGCGGCGCATTGGACCATGCTTACATTCCGGCACGCTCAAATCAGGTTCATCGACCAAAGCCCAGGGGTCAACTTCTTTTGGTTTGGCTGGCCCAGGTGCTTGGCGATCCTTAGCTGCTTGCACCTCTTGCTTGGATGCAATGCCCTTGCTGATGCCTAAGCCCAACGCCGCCAGGCAACGCCCCCAGGCACTTGACTCTAAGTTTTGCAGTTCACTGCCTTTTGTATACGGGGTTTTGCCCTCAATAAGTTCAGCAGCTGTGCCAATGCCGGGCCGTTCATCGCCTGGGTGTCTGTAAGCGTAAGCGATGCCCCACATCATTAACGGCGCGCCATCCAAAATGCCTTTGAACTCAAACTGCAATGAGCCATCGGGATACTTAACGTAGAACTCTTTGATCCGTTCTTGAACGGTTACATAACTTTCCAAATCAAAAGCCATTAGAGTGCCCAACCATCTTTAGCCATTTGTTGCTCTATGTTTTCTTTGTGATGCGCCCATCGCCAATAATTAATCGATGCTTGCTTGCGCTTTTGTTCTTGATGATTATTCTCTACGGCCACACCGACAAGAACGCCGATAATGAAAAACAAGCCGAATCCAAATAATGTTAATAGTCCCATGCCCTGTTACTCCCTGTTATTTGTCTATGTCACTGGCTTTGTATCGCTTAACACCGCCAATGCGTTTAGGTTTCAATGCCCCAGTCTGACCCCATCGCCTAATGGTTCGCTCGCTCACTTGCAGCTTGTCGGCCACTTGCTTTGCGGTTAGATACTTTTCTGACATTTGACCCTCCTACGGTCATACTAGGACATACGCGGACATTCGCGCAGTTAGTTCTCGGGCGTGTCGTCATCCCGTAACGGTAGCGATACCAGCCAAATTACGACCCCAATGATTATCAGTAACCCTGTGACCTTTTTTGCTGATCCATCTAGGGTGAAATAGGCGATAAGTAACCCTACATAGGTGTAGGTATCAGCCGTAATTGCTGACACATACTTTTTTAGCCACTTCACTTTATTCTCCTTATGCTACTTGCTATTTGTGTGACCAGCACTGCGCCAATCACCACACTCTGAGATTCCTCACGTTGCTGGGTTGTCATGTCTGATCCCACATTCATAATCGCTTCTACCGATGCGGCCAGGGCCTCTATGCCGGGTATTGCCATGAGCTGTGTCGGTACTTCCAAAGTCACCACCTGCTCATCTAGGCTTGGCATAGGGCTTGGTACAATGCTCAGCTGGATTGGGGTTGGCGATGGTTCGGCGGTTGGTTCGGGCAATGCTGTTGGCAGCTCTGGCAGTGGTGTTGGTTCTAGTTCTAGTGTTTGTGTTGGTGTCGGTTCTATCGTGGGCACTACTGGCTCTATTGGCGCAAGGGTTGGCTCGATAGATGTTGGAGTTGGTTCGGGCTGTGGCATTTGTGTGGGCATTGGTGTGGGTTCTAATGATGGTTCGAGAGATGGTATAGGCGATGGTTCGAGTGTTGGCGTGGGCGTTGGTTCTGCGGTTGCTGTCGGTTCTAGCGATGGTGTGGCAGTCGGAGTCGGCACAATACCTGCGTAGTATCGCCTCGGGTCGTCAGCTGTCAAAAGGTCACCGATGTAGATTGTGTAAGGGCCAGCGAAACCACCCTCACAATAGTGCCGGGCGATGTCTCCCTTATCGGCAAAATACTGGTTCGAGTTATCCCAACCAACCGAGCGGATCACCTGCTCGCCAGCTAAGTTTGCACAAGTAATTTCCGTAAATACTGTCTCGGCGTATGCGTTAGGCGTGTGCAGTAGCATCGTGAGCCCTACGATGAAAGCGACAAGTGCCACTCTCATTGACTTATTCATCTAAAGTTTTTTTGCCTTAATCTGCCTGCCGTCAAGCGTGATCGCAGCTGTGGAGTCATGCCATACCCAAAAGCCAACCGGCATTGACGGATCACAGTCAATAGTGTGCGACCAGTGCAAGTGATAAGTCTTGCCATCCCAGCCGCCAATGTTTTTATCATCGTGACCCGTTTCATCTAATTTGGCTGTGTCTGGGTAACGGCCAAAACGGCCACGCAATACCTTGCCGCCGTTGCTAAACTCAACGCGCAGGATCGTGATCCATTCCCATTGACCAGCGCTATCTACGCAATAGCCAACATTTTTTGGGTACTTAACCCATGTCCATGTTTTTGGCGGTATTGATTGTTTTGATGCGCCTGACTCGACTTTCCATAGGTTGCTCACTTGTTTAGGCCCTCGTCAACGTGTGTAAAGATGTCGTTAATTTCGGCATCATCAAGGTTGCCGTCTTTAAGGAATGCACGCGCAAGGCCCTCGATTACTACGGCCACGCCACCAATGCCAGCGATGATAATTGCCTTGGCTGGCTCTACACCTGCGACGGCTGATGCGCCGACTACTGACAAACTACTAGCTGCAAAGACTGCGACCATTCTTAATAAAATGTTTTTAGTTTTGTTCATGATGCCAAAATGTCCTTTGGGTCTAGGTCCTTACCAGCGGACCAACGGATGTTATCGCGCATTTCAAAATGCAAGTGTGGGCCTGATGAGTTTCCTGTCGATCCAACCTCGCCAACGATCTCGCCAGCCTTAGCCACTGCGCCTGGCTTGATCCGAACCTTGTTTAGGTGTGCATAGATTACCCAGCCACCATCAACCTTTTGCACAACCTGGTTGCCATAAGATTTGCCCCAGTTCGCGTTTTCGATCTTGCCGTCAGCTACTGCCAACACTGGCGTGCCAACAGGCACAGCAAAGTCGACACCTGTGTGATAGCCCTTGGACCACATTTTGCCTGGCTTTTTGTAGGCAGTTGTGATCTTGCCATTCTTAATTGGTAAGGCCATGATTGCCCTTTCGTGTCATGGCCCTGTGGTTATTGTTAAAGTGCCGCGATTTCCTCGGCGGTTAATCCAAGGTCTGCAAGTTTGGCTAGTGCGCTGGCGCGGGTTGCTGTTTTTGCATCGGCTTCGGCCTGTTGCGCTGCGGTTGCCGCTTGTTGTGCTTGATAGTCTGCGTATTCCTCATCCGTCATAAAGCGGACTACGTCATCAATTTGGATCTTTGGTTTTGTGGTTGCCATTTTATATTCCGTATCCGTAAGTTCGAATTGTTCCGCCTGACATTGTTCCCGAATTAACTATAATTTCAAACCCGTCATAACTGTCGGTTACATTGTGATAACCGTTGCCAACTCTTGCGTGCTGAACAGGCGACCCATCAACTCCCATGGAGTCATATTTATAACCCGTTTTGCTATTTTTTTGTGGACTATAAAAAGTTATCGTAGCCGAACTTAAATTTGGAAAACTATTGTTTACAAGACCAAATATTTGAGATGTTGATGTTAAATTATCGTTAGTTAAACTAGAGGTCGATACGTAGCCGTTGGCTTTATATTCGTTTGCGCTGTTTGACGTACCCGCTTTTCTTAACCTAAAAAGTAAACTTGTTACGGTTGAGGTAGTCGTGGTATCAAAATTAAATATTACTAAATAATTTTGGTATGTTGCCGTAAACACGTTATTAACTGCAATGCTTGAAACAGTTGTGCCGATTGTCGTTGTGTTAATTAATTTTAAACCTTGACCGAGACCAAAGACTGTTGCATCAATAGCATCGCCCAATGCCTCAATGGCTGTCGCGCCATCCTTGACGTAATCGGTGCTGGTTGGTACTGGCCAGCCGTAGTTCGGTGTGGTTGTTGCCATGCTATAAATCCTGCCATTCTGTCGTAGTTGGAGTATACCCCGCCCAAGTAACGGTTGGCGCGATTTGCAGCCAAACTTGGTTAGGGTATGTCTCGGAGATTGCCGAGCAAATCAAAGTCATGGTGGCTGTGTAGCGATCAAGATTCCACTTAATGCCCTCAACAAAGCCATCAAAAGTGCCACCAAATACTGCTGGCAAATCTTGGGTGTATACAGCTGATCCAACGTGCATCAAGATCAACGCATCCCGGGTCGCATCGCTAACCGTTGGGCTATGCAATGGGATCGTGAGTTCCTCTGGGTATGTGCGCGGGTAAGCGCGACTTTCCAAAAATGCATCAGCCTGGCTTTGGGCATCAGCTGCATTGTGCAAGGTGGTTGTGCGAGTTCCAGATAGTTCGCCAAAGGATTGCTGGCTGGTGTAGTCGGCGGCATACTTTTCGTGATTGTTGTGATAAATAAGTGTTACGTCATTGACGATCTCTGACCACTGGGCAGCCTGTCGCAGTCCTACGGCGAGCAGGTCATCATCTGTAAGGGTAAGCGGTACAAGTGTGGCTCTGGACGTGTATGAGTCGTAGTGAATAGAACCGTCAGGTGCTTCATAAAGGAATCCACGACCAGATTGGGCGGCCTCTTGCGCAAGTGATAGGGCATTGGCCACACCGCCTGTATAGGCTGCCAACTCGTAAGTGCCGGGCGTATCAATGTCGGCCACCAAATCATCAACCAAAGTCTGGTTAGTTCCATCCCAGTTGGCCCATGTGGCAATGTTGCTAACAGCTGACCAGGTTAAAGTTGGCACAACTTCTGTCCAGTCTTGCAAGAAAGCATCCGAAAGAATGTTCAATACGCGTGTGCCGTCAAATTCTTTGGCAAATCCATCTATGCCAGTTGTATGACGATTAAGTAGGGCTAGTGGCCCAACGGCTGTGATACTGTAAACGGCTACCGATCCCTCACTGCCATAAGCATCAAGGCTGATGTCAAGATCAGAGATTGTGCCTGTGTAGATCGTGCGGTAAGTGTTGGTTGAATCCTTGACCTGAATCTGAATGCTGTCTGACAGGTTGACGTTTAGCGCGGTATCGGCATCAGTCCAAAGTCTTACATTAGCAATGCCGACTAGGGCTTGTTCGTAAATGTCACGGCGACCCAGGCTGATAGAAATGTTGCTGATTGTGTTATCTGCATACTCATTAACCCCAGCAAAAATTACTTTTGGATAAGGAGTGTATACGGTCACAATGTTGCCCCTACAAAGTTGACTGCGCCTGTGCGCCTTGCGCTATCTTGCAGCAGCTTCTCGATTGATCGGCGAGCAGACTCACCGTCAATGATCCCGTTCATATTAATAGTTACGTTTTGACCGCCTCCGGCATCAGGGCGAACCGATCCTGATCCGCTAGGGACAAATAGTTCAGGTCCAAACTCGCCTACACGATAAGCCTGTCCACCCATGACCGAGCCACCAGCTGCTCTTGCTTTTGGTCGAGGCGTAAATCCTGCCTCTGGCAAATTTATGTTCAGCGGATTTTGAATAAATCGCAATGCAGGCAGGGCGGCTTGGTAAGCATTTGAAATAGCGTTGATTGCATTTGCAACTGTTTCCAATGATGCTGCAATTCTTTCCATCATGCTTGCAGCACCTGGGCCACCGTCTGTGACGGTTGAAAATAAATTGCCAAAAGCATCAGCAACTGCTCTAAGTGCGCCACCTAAACTAAATGCGCCATCGCCCTCAAAGTTTCCAGCTAGTTCTCTGGCACGATTGCTCAATCCCTCTGGATCCTCGCCACTAAATCCCTTGGCAACTTTGTTAACTTCCTCTAACAATGTTTTCATGGTTGGCAGTAATGCCACACCGATTGATTCTTTAAGTTCGCCCACACGCTCTGTGACAATAGCCAACTGGCCTGCATAGGTTTCGGTGTTGGCCTTAGCTGCCCCACCAAATAGCCGTACAAGTTCATCTTGGACTACGTTAAAATCCTTGGTTTTCTTGATGTTTTCATCAAGTGGAATCCCCAACTTTGTAAGTGCGCCAATGTTGCCGTTGTATGCCTTGGAAAGTGTCAGCGATACTGTTTCAAGATCCTTGCCAGTAGCTGCGGAAATGTCCATTGCAAGGTTGGTAAGTTGTTGCGCCTTGCCTACATCACCAGTTGCTCGGGCTAGGTTAGCCAGTGCCGGGCGCAACTTGGTATCTGCTACGCCAAAGGCTAGTTGTTGTTTGGTGATGTATTTTTCCGTGCTGGCAATTTGATCATCAGTCGCGTTAGTTGTGTTTTTTAATGCTTGGGCAAGTTGCTTTTGTGATGCTTCATCCTCGACTGCGGCCTTGACACCATCGATGCCGATCTTTACTGCATAAGCGGCGGCGGCTGCGCCAGCAACTACAAAAGCGGCAGCGGCAATCTTGCCGTATTTTTTAAGGCCACCAGCAAATCCCTTGGCGTCATTGTCTGCCTGTGCCAGGCTTCGACCAAACTGGTCTACATCAGCAAGCAAATTAAGTTTAAGTGTTCTTACGTCAGCCATTGTTGTTATCCCACTTTTCTATAACTCTTTTGCTTACCGCATCTTTCCAACGGCGTGTCAATTCTGGCTGGATTCTTTTAAGGGTTATGAAAATGCCATATCCCTCGTTACCTCGACCCTGTGCAGGTGATCGATCAGGAAAGCGGCGACCACCATTCTCAAAAGGTGCTGGTCCACCAAACTCTGATCCAAACAAAACTTGGCCAGATACAGCGCCGCCACTAAATCGACCCTTGCTACCACCGATCGTGACGTTAGGGATGCGATCCTTGTTGGCTCGAATAGTTGCCGCTACCTTTTGGGCTTGTGCTGGCAATGGGTTCAAGTTATAGCTGCTTTGCATCTCTGTGGCTGACCACTGGCTAATGCTTGTCACGTCATCTTTAAGGGCTTTCTTTGCGCCCTCATCCATCTCACGAAATGCCTTGTAAAGTGATTTAAGATCCCGAGAGTCAGGGGTCATCTTGACGGTTACTTTGTCAGCCATGACCATTCCTCTCTTGTATCAGCGTTACTGCTGTCGTTATGTCAGCGAGCGACCAAGTCAAAAGATCGGCCAAAGGGATGCCGGTCGATGTTGCGATCCGCACCAGCGTGTCCCTTAGTTCTCTTTTGGGCTTTC